ATCTGGTTCGTTAGCCATAATCATTAAGCTCCTATATATTAACACTATTTATTAGATACAAAAAAAGCGGGGAAAAACCCCGCTTTCTAGTTTGTTAGAACTTTTATTAATCTTATTATTATGTAAGATTACGTACTCTGAAGATACGATAGTAGATGTTGGCGTTGTTTGCGTTTGTGTTACGTGGAGCAACGGCACCATCACCAGCAGCGGTAGCAAATGGGTTTGCAACCATGCCGTAACGTGTCTTGAAGCCAATCTTTGGCTGGAATGTATCCTGACCGATTGCACGAACCATCTGTAGTGGAACGTATGGGCAGTAGAATAGACCAGCATCGTATGGGGAAGTGCCCTTATAACCTACGGTGCAGAGTTCGTCACCGTTGGCTGAACCACCGAAGTATGGATCGATGTAAACCTTGATACGACCATGGAGAGTACCAGCGAAGGTATTGCCTGTGTCGTCAACGTTTAGATTTGCCTGAAGAGCAGGGGTGTAGTCAAGAACACCAGCCATCGCAAGAGCTGAAGCAACGTCAGATGATACGATGATGATGTTACCCTTACCGCGACGTGTAGCACGTGCGATTGCGTTAGCTTCACGCTCAATCTGGAATACTAGACCCTTGAACTTCTCAACTGACCAACGGCCGTTTGAGTCTGTATCAAGATCGAATGTACCAGCTGTTGTAACACCGTACTGAGCACCAACTGTAGCAGAGCTATAGATTGTGCGAACAACTTCACGGTTGATTTCTGCAAGGATTTCTGTTGACAGAATGTTTGCAAGCTCTGTCTCAGCATCAAGACCATGAACAGCCTTGAGATCCTGAGCGAGTTCCATTGTGTACTCTGCCTTTAGCGCACGGCTACGGGCTGTAACAGTTACCTTGTCGATAGCGAAAGCCATTTCAGCGAACTGGTTTGTACTAACGTCGCCAAGAGCTTCAGCTTGTGCAGTTGTCATACCACGGCCGTAACCGAATACGTCGTCATCACTTAGTGCAAATACTGGGTTTGTGTTTGAGATTGAACCACGAACGTTACCGTTTGCACCGAGAGAGTTTGTACCAGCAAATGCTGTGTTAGCTTCGTTGAATAGAGCTTCTGTACCTGTCTGTGTTCTATACTTTGAACGCATAGCAAAGATAAGGCCAGTTGGACCTGTCATTGGCTGAACGCCGCAGATATCATATGCAATTAGGTTTGGAAGGGCACGACGAACCAATGAGATAAGAATTGGATCGTATGCGCTGATGTTGCCACCACCGTAGTTGTTTGTTGGTGCAACTTCGTTAAGCTGACGTGACTCTTCAGCCATAGCACGTTCCTGGTTCTCAAGAATCATTGCTGTAACTGCACGACGATAGTTGTCCTTAATTGGATTTAGACCATCGTGGTCAAGGACTGGTGACCACTTGTTTTCTAGTTGTTCCGTTAGATACATTTATTTTCTCCTTTGAAAATTTTAGATATTACTATTTATAATTTCTTTATCTTGGAAGTGTTTTTCCTAGAGTTCTTACATAAGCTGCCATTGGACCTGATAGACTCTCATTCAACATGTTTCCAGACGAGTCTACATTGTTCGAGTCTAGAACATTTTCTGTTCTCACTGAACTATTGAAATAACTCTCTCTTAGAATGTTGATCTTATTTTCATACTCATCGATTGATGAATAGTCGAGTCCTTCAGCAAGAGACTTTAGCTTCTCTGCCTGTACTTCTGTCAATCCAACACAAGCATTAAATACAATTTCATTCTGTGCTGACTCATTTAAAGCGGTAGTCAGATTTACATTTCTGTCAATTTCTTCATTGAGCTTAACTTCAAGCTCAGCAACTTTTTCAGCCATTTCTTCTACTACAGAAACCTTATCTTCTGGAATGTCAATGTAGTGTTCAGCAAATAGATTGCGAAGACCAGAGATAAATTCTTCTGTTAGTTCTGTGCGAAGACCAGCTTCGATAGCAACTTCATTCTCAGATACCCACTGCTCAACAACATAGTTTAGATAGTTGTCTACATCTTCAGTGAGACTATTTTGAATTTGTTCAATTTGCTCTTCAAGTGTCTCAGCATATGCTTCTTCGATTGAAGCGAGTTCTTCTTGAACCTTCTGCTTTACAGCAGCTTCGAAGATTGCAATTGCCTTCATCTTGAAATCTTCTGATAGTTCTTCACCTGCAAAGAGAGCTTCAACATGCTCAGACATGTCTACTTTATAATTCTTCATCTCTTTCATGTGCTTTTCATCATTTTCTTCTTCGTCTTCGTCTTCATACTTAGACTCAACGATTTCGAAGTTTTCATCGATTGCAACAGCGATTTCTTCTTCAGTTAGACCTTCAGACATCTTCTGTTCGATGAACTCTCTTAGTTCTTCAGAGATTTCAATGTCCTCATCGATCTGCTCTTCGTCAAGCTCAACATCTTCTTCCATAACTTCAGCTTGATTCTTTGACTTTTCAGCAGCTAAAGCACCCTTACGAGACTGTGAAGAACCGCTTGTGTCCTTGCCCATCTTTCCAGCTGCCTTTGCAGATGGTGGTGTATCTGTATTATTGACAAGTGCTGCACCTAAATCTTCAACAGAATTATCTGGTGCTGTTGGTGCCATTGAACCTGGATTTGAAAACTGCTTTTCATTGTAACCAGCATTTGGCTTCAATGAAGACTTTGCAGTTGTCATTGAATGTGCATCACGATCAAACTTTCCAAGCATGTCTGGTGTTACAGAAGGATATGCACCTTCTGACAAAATTTTCTTTGCTACTTCAGTAAGTGACTTACCCATATTAGATTACTCCTTTTTTCAGTATTATTTATATTATTTAAATTTTTGAGATGAAACTTTTCCAAACTTTTAGAGCAACATCTTCAATCTCATTTCTAGAAGCTTCTTTGATTAGCTTCTTAGCTCTTTCTTGATGGACAGGCATCCATCCTTTAGCTGTTAAAACCCACTCAGCATCTTCCATAATACCTCTCACGAAAGCATCTGGTGCTGAAGGATCAGCTACAATGTCTGCCGCTGTAGCTAGATGAAAATCATCTTGAACAAGCTGAAAACCACTTTGTGGTCTAAGAGACCCTACGCCTCTTGTTGACACACCTAAGCTTGCTCCACCATCTAAAAGACTCTTCACAATTTTTCCGTTAGGAGTATCTAATATTTTGGCTTTACCAATAAAGTTATTGCCATCTGGATAGAGCTTTGTGATCATGTGTGACACTCTATCTAGATTGATTGTTGGTGAATCTGGATGACCTAGTTCACCAAATGCTCTGTTCTTCTGAACGTAATCTTGATTATATCTTTGTACTTCTTTTGAAAGAACATGCTGAGGATAAACTCTACCGTTTCTGTTCTTCTTCTCAGCCTGCATGAATATGCCTTCGATTGCATATTCTTTTTCTCCAGTCTTTTCGTTTCTTTCAACTAGATACTGGACTTCTAGTACTTCTTCTGCTATCAACTTCAACGTTGTAACTCCTTGCAACTGTCAAAATGCCATCTACTCATCTGTGGTTTTGGTCCCAACTTTTTACAATGAGGGCATTCAACTTTTTTTCTTCTCTTGGCTTTTTCTGCCATTATAGCTTTCTGATTATCATCAAACTTATATCCGATTCGATGTTGACAGTAACTCAAACCTAGCTTTTCAGCATTTTCGCGTCTTTTTTCGACAAAACATTTACGATCTATTCTTTGATTCCAATCTGGAAGACCACCACCTTGACCTCCAGGCTTTAGATTAAGACATTTAGAATCTTTTAATGTTTCTAATGTTACAAGTTTTGACTCAATAAGTAGAGCTTCCTCATAAGTGTTACAAAACTGAACTATCTCTCGAACGAAATCACTAGGATGTTTGTTATATTTAGCTCTAAATTTCTTTCCTAATCCAATGTATCCGTCATCAGGTGTTCCTTTATGGACACCGATGTAGTATTCATCTGTTATAATGTTAGTCCATCGATAAATGAAAGACTTCATAGTCCTAATCTCTGTCTCTTCATAAGCGATATCTTGCGCTTACGAAGTGTCTGTGATTTTTTTGCTTTTGATTTTCTTGCAGCCTTCATAGCACCAAGCTTACGACGGCGACGTTCGGCTGCTGACATTCTCTCTAGTTTACCACCACGAAATGTCATGCCAGGAACACCAGAAACTTTTTGGCGACGCTGAATCTTACCGCCACGAACACGAAGATTTACGATATTAACACGAGATTCTTCAAGAGTTTCTTCTTTATCACCTTCCATATAATCCGCAACAGCATTCATGTAGTC